TGCATTTATAAATGTGCCACCATCTAAAGAAGAGATGGAGCAGATTAACCAGGCTGTTGAAGTTGAGTTGCAAGAGTTCCAAGAGGAAGTCAATGTTTCTCTCCAAGAGTCTTTATTATCAATAAATGGGCAATTAGAGAATGGCGATATTATTCCAGAGAGAGCTGATTTGGAAATGAAGAAAGCAGAATCTCAGGCTCAAATTGCAGTGCAACAAAAACAACAAGAATTAATGTCATCCGCCCAAGAACAAGTTTCTAAGGTTGAGCAGGTGATTATGAGGGAAGAAGAATTTGATACAATGATGAAGGGGGAGGAGTTTAAAAAATCTGTCGTAGATTTTGTTAAATTCTTTGATACTCGTATTAAATTAGTATGTACTGTTGGTGATGATGTATTTTTATATGAATATGAATTGCCAATTACAGAGTATCCAATTATACCAATTCCATATCTTTATACAGGAACTCCATATCCAATGAGCGCAGTAATGCCTCTTATTGGTAAGCAACGTGAGATTAATAAAGCGCATCAGATTATGATTCATAATGCGAATTTAGCTTCTAATCTTAGGTGGATGTATGAGGAAGGCTCGGTTGACGAGGAACAATGGGAGCAGTATTCATCCTCTCCCGGTGCATTGTTGAAGTACAGACAGGGATTCCAACCACCAACTCCTGTATTACCCGCCCCAATTAATAATGCATTTTATACTATTACCCAAGAAGGCAAGGGGGATGCGGAATATATTAGTGGGGTTCCATCTGCTATGATGGGATTCACAAGTGAGCAAGCTGAAACTTATAGAGGTTTACTTGCGAATGATGAATTTGGTACTCGGAGATTAAAAGCGTGGATGTCTTCTATCGTAGAACCGGCATTAGAGCATTTAGGTAGGGTTTTCCAACAAGTCTCTCAAAAGCATTATTCGATTGATAAAGTATTTAGAATCGTACAACCAGAAGCTGGCTCAGAGGAAAGAGAAGTTAGAATCAATATCCCAATTTACAATGATTATGGAGATGTAGTTGGTAAATGGATGGATTATGAATCTTCTAGATTTGATGTAAGAATTGTAGCCGGAGCTACATTACCATTAAATAGATGGGCATTATTAGAAGAGTATTTCCGATGGTTCCAAGCTGGTTTAATAGATGATATTGCTATGATAGCAGAAACAGATATTAGAAATAAGAAAAATTTAATTCAAAGAAAAAGTCTATATTCACAATTACAATCTCAAGTAGAGCAACTTTCAGAAGTACTTCAAGATAGAGAAGGTACTATTGAAACCCTTGAAAGACAACTTGTACAAGCAGGTATAAAGATGAAGGTTCAAGAAGGGGGAGTCGAAGTGAGGAAGGATGTTCTTCAAACGGAAGCTCAGCAAAAGCTATTAAGAGGAATGATGCAAAATGAGTTCGAGATGGCTAAAAGGGAGATTTCGAGAGAAGTAAAAGGACAAATAGCTGAATTAAAAAATGAAGAGCAAAAAAAGCTTTGACAGTAATGAACAATAATGTTAGATTAATAAGGAGTTAATATGACAGAAAATACACAAGTAGGTAACGTTTTTGACGAAGCCCCCGAAAGTGCAGAAATGGGAGCAGAGGGATTTTTCGAGGCCCTTGATGCCCAAGTCAATGGTGGAATCTTAGATTCACCGGTTAACCAACCAACACAGACAACCTCAGATTCGAGAGGCGATGAAGTCTCTCCTAATCAACAGAGCCCTGTAACGGACAACGCAGATGTTGAAAATCTGCAAAAGAGGTATAGTGATTCAAGTCGAGAGGCTAAGAGACTCAATGAGAAACTTAGTGAGGTTGAACCATATATGCCTATACTCGATGCTATGAGAGAAGACCCCAATTTAATTTCTCATGTAAGAAATTATTTTGAGGGTGGTGGTCAAGCGCCTGTTTCAATGAAAGAACAGTTAGATCTTGATGAAGATTTTGTATTTGACCCAGACGAAGCCGTGAGTAATCCCAGTTCGGATTCAGCGAGACTTTTGTCCTCAACTATTGATGGTGTAGTCCAAAGGCGTTTAAATGATACGCTTGCAAGACAACAATCTGAAAATAAGAGAATGACTCAAGAAAGTGAGTTCAGACAAAAGTATGAAATGAATGAAGACCAATGGGGTGAATTTGTTAAGTTTGCAAAGGGTAAAACTCTAAATCTAGAAGATATATATTATCTTATGAATAGAGGAACTCGTGAACAAAACATATCTCGCAGTGCTAATGAGCAAGTCTCACAGCAAATGAAGAAAGTCCAACAGCGGCCCCAATCATTAGCTTCAGCTGGTAGTCAGCCAGAACCTTCCAAAAGTCAAGATGAT